TATGAAAGAATTAGGGTCAAGTGCGAGAATATCCTGCGCTTGTCTAGCCAATTCTTCATTAACTAATTCGTATAGGTCGTCCACTTATCGACCCCTATACTCTAGGCGACCTTGTAATCTATTCACTCTAGCAACTAGAGCGATAATCGCTAAGGTCTGAACTGCTACTAGTATCTCTAGCAACATATCTTATCCTTTCGTTATGGCGTAAGTATATCATACCTACGGCTACAAGTCAAGTATCCCCGACTTATGGCGTGTCGTAGTAGGGTATCGAACCCTAGAGAACCCGAACCTATCGGCTACGACTATCGGTGTCTAGTTATACTCACCGACCAACTTGCGATAATTCTGCGCTTGTTCTGCTTCGAATTGTAGTCTGCGTTCTTCTAACGCAATAGCCCGCAATTCTGCTTCGGTTAGTGGCTTAGGGGTAGTAGGGGCAACGACTTGCGCAGACTTGCGACTACGCTTAGCCAACTTCACCGCAGGACTATCTTCGACTACTGCGATTATGTTGCCCGACTTATCACGCACCACGACTTCAGAGAACCTACGGCTACGGCTACCATGCCACGCCTTAGACACCCTTACATCTCTAGGTGGTGTGATAATACTACCGCGAACCCCATAAGGGTTATACGGCATTACTCTATCCTTTCACTAGGGGATATACGGCTAAGTAGTAGTTAGGGTCGTGATACCATAGGCGACCTACTGCTACTAATATCTAATCAAGCCTAACTACTGCTTAACCGCATATCCTTATTTAGTTTTGATTACTGCGTAATTCTATCGCACTAATTCCGATTTAGCAACTCGACACGCCATATATTCGGTGTGATTTAGTTCACACGATTTAGGCTACTTATCCGAACTGCCTAACCTTTATTTAGTTTTGATACTGCGTATTCTATACGATAAACACGCATAAGTCAAATACCCCTAAGCGTGTCGTTAGTGTGAATTACATCACACTTATTCGGGGCGGATTATACCATGCGACCCCTAAGAAGTCAAGCCTATTAGGTGTGATATAGGTCATAGAACATATGTTCGATTACTCATGGGTAATATAGGTAGGGCGACAATACGGACATATAGAACATATAGGGCAGATAGTCATGAACCGCATATTTAAGACAATAGGGGTAAATAGTTATATTCTACCCAATAAAGACATATCGGACATAACACTATACCCCCATATATTGTCGATATATCTATATGTCGATATGTCGATATTTTGAGGGTAGGGTTATTAAGGTTCGCATGGGGGGAGGTATATAGTATCCCGTATAAATTTTCTGTTATATAGCCCCCCTATATAGGTACATATAGGTATAAATCGGACATTTTAAAAAATATTATCACCCAAGTTGTTCGGTTTTACTAAATGAACAGGTTATCTATATATGTAATATAAATTCCATATATAGACGGAGTCGCTCCGTTTAAGACTCCGCTCCTCCTATATAATATATTATATATAATATATATAATGGGTGAGGTCTGTCCGTTAAACCTTACCGTTAAAACACCGTTTTTAGGAGTAGTAGTGGGACGCAAACCAGGCAAGCAAAACATCCCTAAGGATGTGGCTCAGAAGCAAGTTTTAGAACTCTTATCTCAAGGCACGACCATCACCGATGCTATGGCTGCGGTGGGTCGTAACGATGTCACCTTCCGCCAATGGTCACTTGTTGACCCTGACTTCAAGGCTGAGGCTGACAAAGCAAGACTTGCTGGTAAAGGTGTCAAGGCTGACATGGCCAATCTGAAGGATATCTCGTTTGAGGAGTTCTCCGAGCAATTCCTGGACACTAAGTTGTTCGACCACCATAAAGACTGGGTGGACCTTATTGAAGGTCGGGAACCCCGTTGGCTCCATCCTGCTATGACCTATGAGCCTGCGGCCAGCAACCGTATTCTTATTAACGTACCACCTGAGCACGCCAAATCTACGGTCATCACGATTAACTATGTGACCTACCGTATAGCCACTGACCCTAACGTCAGAATCATTGTAGTCTCTAAGACTCAAGGCATGGCACGCAAATTCCTTTCAGCCATCAAAACAAGGATGAGCCACCCTAACTGGACTAAACTTCAGATGGGCTTTGGTCCTAACGGTGGATATAAGGCTGACTCGCAGACTTGGTCTGCTGATATGATTTACCTAGGCTCTGGTCGTGACAGCGGCGAGAAGGACCCTACGGTTCAAGCATTAGGATTCGGGTCGCAGATTTATGGTGCTCGCGCCGACCTGATTATCCTAGACGATGTGGTGATGAACTCAAACTCTCATGAGTGGGAAAAGCAAATTGAATGGCTTCAAAAAGAAGTCATCACCCGTTTGGGACGGCACGGAAAACTACTTATAGTAGGAACCCGTGTCGCCCCTGTAGATTTATATAAGATGATACGAGATGGCGACCAATGGACAGGTGGCAAATCTCCATTCACATACTTCTCTCAGCCAGCCGTGCTGGAGTTTGACGAGAAGCCTGATAACTGGAAAACACTTTGGCCTTGGACTGATAGAGCCGAAGGTGAAGTGGACGAAGCAAATGAGCAAGGATTATTTCCAAAGTGGGATGGACCCTCGCTCTTTACTCGCAGGTCTGAGGTTGCTCCGTCAATCTGGGCTATGGTCTACCAACAAGAAGATGTCGTTGAAGACTCCATCTTCCCACCAACCTGCGTCGCAGGAAGTAGTAATGGAATGCGCAAGCGTGGACCCCTCAAGGCTGGAACGCCAGGCCATCCAAAGCATGTTGAAGGTACTTACACAGTTATAGGTTTTGACCCTGCTGTAACAGGTAGGTCGGCATTCGTAGCCGTAACCTACAACAAGGGTGACGGAAAAGTTTATGTTTTAGATTGTGTCAATATGGTTGACCCAAGTCCACAGAAAGAGCGTGCTCTTATTGAGGAATGGGTTGAACGATATAAGCCACAAGAGTTTAGAGTTGAAATCAACGCCCACCAAAAGGCGTATCAGATGGACACTGACCTAGTTCAGTATTTAGCCCAGTATGGATGTAAGTTAAATCCTCACTATACTGGAAAGAATAAATGGGACACATCATTCGGTGTGGCCTCTATGTCTGCCTTATTCGGCAGTCTAAGGGACGGTAGATTTCAAGATAACAACTTGATAGAACTTCCATCTAATGAAGGTTCTGAAGGTTTGAAATCTCTGGTACAACAACTAATCACTTGGAAGCCAGATACTAAAAACCCAACTGACTGCGTGATGGCACTTTGGTTTGCTATCATCCGAGTCCGTGAATTAATGCAACAAAGTTCTTTTGCTACTAAGTACTCAACTAATCGATGGGCTACTCGTAAACAAAAGGACATGAGATACTCCGTGAATTTAGACGAGGCCTTTGCAGAGCAATGGTCTGAAACTTATGGTTAGGAGCCAATATGAGAATGACAAGAAAGGCAATGGCTGGAGATAAGTTTGTAAATCCAATTTACAGCCGTAACAGTGGTAATCCACCATTAGATATGGGATTCAGTAGAGGACCTGCTGCTAAACCAAAACCAACACCAAAGCCTAAAACATGGGGTGCTGGTGACCCTAATTATGTCAAAGACATGATTGCTCGTGGCAAGGCTAAAAAGACTAATAAAGTCATACCTTAAAAAATTTTTTTAAATAATCGTTAGGATATAAATGGCACTTAATATTGAACAGATTGCTGCACGAGTTTCTTCTCTGAAGTACCGTGCATCAGAGCGTGATGCTCGTGCTGGTGATATTCTTTCTGTGCGCCAAGGCAAGATTGCTGAAGTATACCCAGACTTCTTCCCTGAGGGCGTAGACTCAAACGTAGTAGCAAACTTTAATGACATCGTAGCCCGTGACCTTTCTGAGGTTATGGCTCCGCTACCTGCAATTAACTGCTCTAGCGCTTCACAGGTTAATGACCGTGCTCGTAAGTTTGCTGACAATCGTACACGTATTGCATCAAACTATTTTAATCACTCAGATTTGCAAGTTAGCATGTATACAGGTGCTGACTATTATGTAACCTATGGTTTCGTCCCATTCATTATTGAAATGGATGACGAAGAAAAGATGCCTCGTATCCGCGTAGAAAACCCTCGGATGGCTTATCCTGAGTTTGACCGCTACGGACGATGCATATCTTTTGCTAAGGTATACTCACTAACTCTTGGAGAGTTGGCTGCTCAATTCCCTGAATACGAAGTTGAATTACTTGGTCGCTCAGGTTTCAAAAAAGACACCAACACCATAGTTGAAATTGTTCGTTACTACGATAAAGACCAATCTTTAGTATATGTACCAAGCCGTGAGAACCTAGTTCTTTCTCGTGCTAAAAACCCAGTTGGTAAGATGATGGTCGTTATTGCTAAGCGACCTACTATCGATGGAGAGATGCGTGGACAGTTTGATGATGTTATTGGTATCCAGTTGCTTCGCAATCGTTTTGCTATGCTTGCTATGGAAGCGGCTGAAAAATCTGTTCAGTCTCCTATCGTCGTACCAATGGATGTACAAGAACTACAACTTGGCGGAGATTCAGTTATCCGAACAAACAGCCCTGCAGGAGTACGAAGAGTTGAACTTAACATTCCGCAAGGAGCGTTCACAGAACAAAACTTGCTCAATCAAGAACTCCGAATTGGTGCTCGATACCCAGAAGGACGAACAGGTAACGTTAATGCGTCTATCGTTACGGGTCAAGGCGTCCAGGCACTTATGGGAGCATTTGATACTCAGGTCAAGAGTGCGCAAGCAATATTTGCGACGGCTCTTCGAGATGTAATCCGTCTATGTTTTGAACTAGACGAAACAATTTTTGATGTACAAAAGACAATTCGCGGTGTAGATGCTGGTTCTCCATACGCATTAGAATACAA